ACTTAGCACCACCACGACCACCATACAGAACTTTGTAACGGTTCTTTCCAAACAAACCTTGCAGCTTGATCGGAAATTGTGCATTAGCAATGGCTCCTTGAAGCTCACTCATTAGGCTTTACAAACGTCACTTGGATGCCTGACAACAACGGCGCTCCATCAGCACCCGTAATCTCGGTCTTTGTGCTTTCACGATACTTCTTTGGGAATCGAGCCGCCATGCTTCTTGACCACAATGAAGCGTTCAGCTTATCGCTTTCTTTGTTCTCAACCATGTAAACAGCAGCTTGTTCTTCCCACCATGCCTGCTCATAAGTCTTAGCTTCTTCCAAGGCTTGCGAAAATTCTTCATGACGATCACGCCATTCATACAAAGTTCTTACAGGCGTGTGCAAATGATAGCAAATTTGCTCTATAGATTTACCGATGCGCCCCAACTCAACAACTGTCTCGCAATATGCGGGGTCGTATGTAGTTGGTCTTCCAACAGGGCGCTTTTGGTCGGTCATTTAATTGCTTGGTTATTTCGTTCAAGAATGGTTAAGTGATTAGGGTCAAACACTACAAAGTTTCGTGTAGCTTCACCTAACTTTTGTTTCATATAATCTTTGGCTTCTTGTTCAGTCTCAAAGTGAACACCTTTTGAGTTGTAATCACTTCCCTTGACCATCCATTTGCCACTTACTGTGTTGCTTGGTGGCGTAATATGCCAGCCAGATGCGTTTCGGCTTGCTTGATCTAAATATTTGATGCCAGGAATACCTGCCTTTTGCAAAATATCAGCGCCTTCTTTACCTTTACCAATTTGAGCTAACAAATCTCCACCAGCGTCATTTAAATCAATCCCTAATGATTTAGCAAGGTCCCGAACCTTTTTTGGCTGATTTTTCAAAGGCTCATCAAAGTCAACCATTCTGCGAATGTGCGTGTCTGGCAAATCTACCTTATACAAATATCCCGTATTGCCAGTTTTTATTGCACCAGATGCTCGCATTTGCATCAATTTTGTTGCCGCATCATGCTCTCCAAAAGACTGAGCGTCTGCAATTGCTTTATCTACGTTTCCAAGATGACTAAGCAAAAGATCATCAACTTGGTTGTCTCCAGTTGAAGATAATTTACGGCCTCTTTGATCATAAAAAGGTTTTCCATTGATTTCAATGTTTGCCCCAAGCTCTTTTTGATACTGTTCACCAGTATTTTTTGCTTGTGCAACATACATTCCACGACCATAAGCCTGATTTCCTTCACCCGTTCCAATTTTTGACATATCAAATTTTGCAAAAGGATGTGGCGAACCATGCCAAACAGTCATTCCAGCAGGAGCAAATGACATCAAATCCATTGAATTACTAACTTCTTGCTTGAAAGCATTTGGGTCAGTAATCTGCAAAGGCTTTTGTGGGTTGCCATGTGCCTGCGCCCAAACAGCTTCATCCCTAGCCCGTCTAGCAGCCAATGAGTCGCCAGCCTGACCAAGCATCTGCTGAAGACTTGTGCCAGGGTTCTGCACAAAGTCAGCGCCCTTGCGTTTGGCTGTGTTGATGGCGCTGTAAATGTCGGCTAGGGTTGGCATAGAAAATCCTCAGTTTTACCTGATTTTATTTCTTTTTCTTCTTTTCGGCTTCGCGCTTCTCAGCATAAGCAATTGCCACGGATTGCTTAACTGGTTTACCAGCCTTCACTTCCGTCTTGATGTTCTCTTTAAACGTTTTCGGGCTTGTCGATTTCTTCAGCATCTTGTTTCTCCAGTTGTTCCAAAGTCCATTGGCATTGCTGCAAAGCTCCGTTGACTTGCATTATTTGTTGCTCCAACTCTTTGCCTTTAGCCATCAAGTCTTGGATTCGCAGGGTGATAACTTCTTTCATTTTTACTCCAATTCTTCAACAAAACACACATCTTGCCAACTCATCTTCAGGCATTTGTCTTCGCCCAATTTGATTGGCTCAAAGTTTAAATATTCGTCTTTCACAGTGTCAGCCACAGTTCCGAAATGAACCTTATCGCCCATTTTAAGCCCCATGCGTTCAGCTTCGTCACCCAAAGCCACAACGTAGCCAATAGTCTGTGCGCCTTGCATTTGACTTAAATCTAACAATTCAGATTTAAACCGCTGTTCAGGCTTGACAATGATCTTGTCTCTCAATGGTCGAATGTTCATGCCGCCACCTTCTTTGTGTATTTGCGTTTTGGCACATCTACAACAGGCAACTCAAGCATCTCAGTCTCAATAGGCGTGAATTCTCCGCAGCGTTCCATTGGGCCGCGATTTTGGTAAGTAGGGTAACGCCTACAAACACCTAAGCTATGACCAACATCTTGAAAGTGGTCACAAGCCTTACAATTCTTGATAAGCAAAGCAAATCTCCTTATTTGTGATGCCTAGAAGCCCATCAGTCCTGCTCGACTGTTTGGGCTTCGCTATTTTAGCGGTAAGAGGCTTTTTCTTTGACGTAGCAGATGCCAGGCGTACGACCAGTGTTGAACTCTTTGTCAGCGCCAACATTGTCTTCTTTACCCATAGCAACACCGCCACGCAGTTTGCCCATGCGCTCGCCGCTGGTGTCAGATGACAGAACGCCTTTAGGAGCTTTCTCGCCTGACATACCAGACTTAAATGCTTCTTTGTCCATTTTACCCATGATGATTCCTTTAGGAAGTTGTTTGGTGACTTTATGTCCATTGTGGCACAATGTCAATACTGATTTTAACAGGATTTATCATGGCAACAAAATTTGTGATCACCGAAAAAAAACGTAACGCAACACCTACTGGTCATTACGTTATGGAACGTGAGTATAAAGCCGAAGCCCGTAAGGTCGCTGGCCTTGAGCGTGAACTCAAAGAACACGAAAAGACTGACATGGCTCATGCACATCCCATGCACCGCAGCCATGAAGCACAAAAGGAAGCACCCCTTCCTAATATGCGTAAATACTAAGCAAACTCAGCAGGCCAAAGACCCTTGTCTTTAAGCCTGTTGACGGTCTTTTGATGGGCCATTTGCCATAAGTCTTGGCGTTGTTCTTTGGTCAACTTAGACCCTTGATCTAACATCGAATGGCATGAAAAACAAAGGCTGGCGCATTTAGTGTCGTCAGCCTTAATTGCCATTCCCTTACCATTTCCCCAATTAGCGTGAGCGCCGCAGACTGTTCCGTCTTCTATGTAGCAGTTCTGGCAAGGGATTGTTCTATACGCCTGCATTAACTTTGGGCTTCTGACGTATTTATGTTTAGGTCTAGCAATCATTTAACTCTATTCCGTTTTCATCACACCAACAAATTAAAAATGCCACAAAGTCGCTTGCTTGCTCTTTAGTGAACTTGCGAGTCTGAAAGCCAAGTTGAACCAATCCATCGTTGTCCAAGTTAGCCATGATCTGACTATTTAGCCCTATTTCTCGGCAATATTTGTCCACAAGCAGGCGTTTCCATGTCTCTGCATCCCATTTGGAACCCATGTGCTGCGCTTGCTTGGCAATGTCACCAATGATTGCGTGATATTTTTCCTCTTGTTCACGGCTTTTGCTTGCGTCTTTAATTTCTATCGTTAACTTTTTGCCTGCCGCTAATGCTTCTTTAACTTTAGGCCATAAATGCTGCATCAGGCTCGCGGCTTGAGCTTGGTCATCTAAGTTGTACCGCATACGCCAATCATTCTTAAAGCCGCTTCAGGGCCGTCTACAACACAAACTGGCCCCTGCCATGCACCATGCCATTTAATTTGGTCTTCTGTGAGCTTCTGAGCCGATTTAGGCTTGTTACCATCTTTGACTTCCATCAAAAGATTTATGCCATTAATTGAAACCAGCAAATCAGGAACACCTTTGCCTACCGCAGCCAATGATTGCACCGATGCGCCAGCAGCCCTTAATGCGCTAATTACAGCATCTTGGTTGGCATCCACCCGCGCAGCGTATCTCATTCTTCAATGCTCATGTAGATCATTACCGCCAAAACTAAAAACACCGAAAGAACACCCAATCCGAATAAGACAATGATTCCTGCGATGTTTTCAATCATGTGTTTTCCTTAATGCCGTGGGCGGCTTCGACTTTACGGATTAGGTTGTAAAGCTCTTGCTGTGTAGCTGGCTTGTCTTCATCAATGTCGTAGGTCAACCGCACCATTTGAGAAAACTCCATCGGCTTGCGTTGTTGTGGTGTGGTGTAGAGAAATGCTCCGATTGGAACGATTGCTGTACCTAAACAATCAATTACGCCATTTGATAAACGCACCGCCACAGGCTCACCCTGCTCTTGCTTGACCATATCGAGGTTGTCCTCGCAATGGTTTAGTGCTTCTTCTAGGGCTTTGATGGCTTTTGGTATTGACACCTTATAGGGCTTACATTGTTTCAACGCCTCAAGCGCCAGCTTCATTGCTTCTTGGTTTGTCATAACGGGCTTTCTGGCAGTTGTGCGCGTTGCGCTTGTTGATAGGCTTGCTCTTGTTGTTTAGTCCAAGGCACAGCAGGGAATTGTGGGAAAGGCCAACTCATTTCATTTCTTTACTGGATGTGTAAAACATACTCACATTGACCATTTTTTAACGGCGGCTCAGTAAACCAAGGCGATATTGGCCCACTAGGTTGGTTTTGCAACACCCTGACACAAGTAACGCAAGGCGTGATCAAACTTTCGTTTTCTTTTACGCCATTGCAACGACAAACGTCAAAAGCCAATGTCATTCGTCTACGCCATTCATTTCAAAGTCAACACGCTCAATCGCTTTTCTTTCGTCTAACCACACAATACGGTCGTAGTCAGCTTGAGTGAGGTTCATCCACGCTTTATGTGTAGCGTCTAGCACATCAATGACGCGCTGAAGCTCCTCTGGCGATTGTTCGTAGTCCAACTCTGCAAATGCTTGATTCAGTTTTGTGTTCATGATTTCTCCTTTAAGCGCCTACGCACTTCATCGGTGATACCTTTAAACAAGTCTTCTTTCTCAAGTTCCTCTGACCTTGCCTTGGCATAAGCTATCCAGCCAGGCTTGCGAGCCATACTTAAAAGATGCTGGATTTGCATCTCCCTCGCTGTCTCCAATGTCCAAGTCACCTGTTAATTCCAAAGCCTTGTTAATCGTGTCTATATTATAAGACACATTATCACGAACTTGGTCAAGTATTTTGTGTGCTTCAAAGTAGTTCATACAAACAAAAGTTCTTGTGTTGCAACCACGCCGCCAGCGTCATATCGTCTGCTGTCGCCTTTTGGGTACGGTTCTGTTTGATACATTAAGTCGGACAACATAGCTTTCTTTTGACTTCTGTTTCCAACAAAGTAAACATAACGATGTTTTTGTGCGCGGTCTTTTAAATAAAAATCATCACCAAACTTTTCTCTCATAAATTCAACTCTATTTTCTTGGCCTCTACTCATGTCAACAACAGTAGCGCCATGTAGATGCTCCATGCCTTTAATGGCCCAATCTTTTTTCTTTGCGCTTAAACCTGTGTAAAGAAAGTTTGTTGCTTGATAGATGTACCCGACATGACCTTGTTCGGTGTCAGCGTATGAAACAACAATTGACGGCTTTGGCAACATCTGAAGCGAACGCCCAACCAAGATAGAAGCAAGATTTTTTTCTGTATTGCAACAAAGTCTGTTTAACTCAATTACATTTTCTTCCCATTGCTTACCGCAAAGACCACGCCTAACCATGCTGCTTGCTGGAACCCCGTATGTGACAACACCAATAAGTTGATTGTCTTTATATGCGCCAAAAGCAAAACTAATTGGACACATCCGCTTTGCGTAATGCTTCTGAAGCAACCAAGGCTCAACTTCTGCTGATTTAATTGGTAAAACAATCATTGCACTACCTTCTTTCGTAATTCAGCCAATTTAGCCAATGTCTCCAATGATGGCGGCACAGCCTTCTTTCTGTCTTCCTCAATCTTCTTCAAGGCGGGGTCTTTAAAGGCCACAGAGACGGTTATTTCTATCTCGGGTATCTCAGCCCCATCCCAACGCATTTGATTGATGTAGACCAATGGAGCAGGGATAAAAGCGCCGTTGTCTTTTTTCCAAGCGTCTGTTGTTTTCATCCATTCAACGTGCTTGATGATTTGATCAGCTTGAAGGTCTAGTTTTAGCTTTGACCATTTAGCTAGGCAAAGTGCTTTTCCACCTTTTCTTGGGTTCTTAGGCCAAGCAGTCCAGAATTGTTCAAACATCTTGTTTCCTTTTAGGCATAGGTTCTACAAGGGTGGATAGACATCCATTCCCGCTCCATCTTTCAATCTGTATCACATAGAAGTTCATATAGGTTCATCTCACATTCAAAAGACCAAGTGCGCTTGACGGATTGATTCACTTATAAATTGGGCCTTGTTCCACCGTTGTACCCAATCCTTTAACAGTCGCTCAATCAACGCTGTTCGACAAAGCAGGGGTGTGTCCTGTTGACGGTGTTTCTTGACTTGGCAGCCCATGCAGGCCCAGTAACGTTACGCGAGTCACTCGGTCTGTTGCCAAAAGAAAAAACCCCGCAAGATGCTCTGTGGTCTTGGCTCTTGGCGAGAGCAACAGCAAGACGATTGACGCGAATCAAAAATCTCGCTTGCTGTACGACAAGACCACACAGTACCCTGCGGGGTTGGAGATTCGCGTTAACCGTCCAGATGCCACTCCAGACGATTCGGATTATACACAGATTTTTTAAGAATCCTGATCTTCTTCAAAAAAATTTCTATTCTCTTGGTCTTCTTCATAGGCTTTTTCTAAGCACTCTACAAAGTTCACATCCAGCAAGCCAGCTATGCGAATCAATGAAATGCCTAAACAACCAACCAGACTAGCAATAGCTTGTTTGTTGTTGTCTTCAGCGTGATAACCCATGTCTTCTAGGTAATCAGCCATCGCAGCTAGTTCGTCTACGATGTTTCCGTCAAAAGCACGATCTGCCTCTAGTTGACGGATAATTTCCATCTCAATGTGTGCGTAACTCATGATTTTCCTTTGTGAACCAATCTGGTTTTAAAAGTTGCAACTGCCAAATTCTAGACTTAGGCAAGCCATCTCGCTTCCATATCCAAACAGCGCCCCTGCTTACGCCTAACAACCTAGCTAGCTCACTCTGTGAGCCTGCGTTTCTGATAATCTGTTCAATGTCCATTCGTTCGATTGTATAGATAATTCGACAAAAATACAACACATTGGAATTTTTTTGTGTGTAGATGGATTTCTTGTCTAAATTCCTATACACTTCATTCATCCCGTAGCGCAACGCAAGCGGTAACTTAGGAAACTTTATGAAACATGATGATCTTACCCAGTACATGGCAAACGACCGTGACGATACTGACGCAACCCTTGAGTGTTACTTCCACGACTACTCAGGCAACCTCCACCACGTTTACATCGGCGACAAAGAAGTCTTCAACATCTTGTCAAACAATGTGATCGCTGACTTGGAAGAAGAATACAACCGCTATTGCCGTGATCTTGCAAAAGAACACAACTTGAGCCTGGCAATCGCCCGTTACGAATCCAAGCACTTTGAGGCATAACCATGAAATACATTGATTTCCAAAAACAACCCACGCCACTCCATGAACGTGTTTTGCGCGTTCTTTATGTAGTTGCCGTTTTCACCGTATTCATTTTGATTTGGACAGGACTATGAAAACATTTAACGAACTCCGAAAAATCAATGTCAACGAACACATTGAGAAAAAAGGCAAGCTGTCTTATCTTTCATGGGCTTGGGCAGTTGACTATCTTTTGCAAGAAGACCCATCAGCTACTTGGGAATTCCCAGAACCCGTGTTTTACGGCGAAACAGCAATGGTATTTTGCAATGTCACAGCGTTTGGCAAGACCATGAAGATGCACTTGCCTGTGATGGACAACATGAACAAGTCAATTACCCTGCCAGATAGCCGCAAGATTTCTGATTCGCAGATGCGTTGTTTGGCAAAGTGTATTGCTACGTTTGGCATTGGCTTGTATGTCTACAACGGCGAAGATTTGCCAGAAGAAGATAAGCTCGACTTGGCAAACATCATGGCCGATCACTTTATTGCAATCCAAGACGCAACCGATCAGGATTCTTTAAAGAAAGCCTATCAAGCAGCTTATAAAGCCTGCGGCACGGATTCAGTTTGGCAGATAAAAATTATTGCAGCTAAAGATGCAAAGAAAGCGAGCCTGGCATGATTGAATCAGCATTTCCAACAACCCAATATGTAAATGGCATAAGCCCAACAGGACACACCGAAGGCATGACATTGCGTGATTACTTTGCTGCCAAGGCGATGCAAGAATTTTGCAAAGAATTTGATGATGACGCGCACATAGCAAAAGTCGCGTACAAAATCGCAGACGCAATGATGGAGGCAAGAAAATGATTGAACAAGGCACAGAAGAATGGTTTGCGGCCAGGCTTGGTAAGGTAACGGCATCCCGTGTGGCTGACGTTATCGCTAAAACCAAATCAGGTTATTCAACAAGCCGTGAAAACTACATGGCGCAACTTGTTTGCGAACGTCTAACCAACGTCAAAGCAGAATCGTTTACCAACTCTGCCATGCAATGGGGTACTGAGACAGAACCATTGGCTAGGTCTGCATACGAAGCCCATAGAGACCTTTTGGTGGAGGAAGTAGGCTTTGTCCCACATCCATTCATTAAAGACGCTGGAGCCTCTCCTGACGGATTGGTGGGTGATGTTGGAATGTTGGAGATTAAGTGTCCTAACACAGCAACACACCTTGAGACATTGTTAGATCAAAAAGTCCCATCAAAATACAATACCCAGATGCAATGGCAAATGGCTTGTACAGGTAGGGATTGGACAGACTTCGTGAGCTTTGACCCACGACTGCCAACAGAGCTTCAGTTGTTTGTAAAACGTGTCTTTC